GAGTTAGAGTTATCTGGTAATGTAGGTAAGGAAAATATTTTTGTTTATTCTGCTGAAGAGATGGAGCGTATACAGAATATTCAAGAGATGGATGATGAAACTCAAAAGTTCCTTGACGAACTGGATAAATAAATGTGATATGAATGAAAGTAGACTACACTAAACTATCATTAACCGATGAAGACTGGCAAATAATTCATGATAGTATAGAGAATAATCCATTCATACCAATAAAACCATATCCAAAACAACTTTACGCTATATGTGACAAGTCAAAAAGAAAACTTATCGGCGGAAGTGCTTATAGTGGTAAGTCAATACTCGGAGCAGTCCTGGCATTACAACACTTCAAAGCCAAAAACTATAGGTGCCTAATACTACGATCCACCTACGATAATGTAATTGCCACAGGAGGTATTGTCGACTACATTGATGAATGGGTAAGAGAATTCCCAAATGTAGAACACAACCAAAGTAAAAGAGTATTCATCAATCATGACAGTAACGCTAAAATCTACTACTCATACATGCTCCTTGAAAAAGACAAGGAAAAATTCAAGAGCCGTGCATATCACCGAATCATAGTAGATGAAGCTTCAGAATTTTTTAAAGTTAACCTCCAATTTTTAAATAGAAGCCTGAGAGGAACCAAAGGATTAATGAAATTTCCTCTCAGCTTATACTACATCAGTAACCCTGCAGATGCTGACGGTTCAACATATCTCAAGGAAAGATTTGTAAATGGACCCTATCCTTTTTTTGAAATGAACTTCTGGGACAATCCATACATCGACAAATGGGATTACCTGGAAAACCTACGAGAATTATCAAAAGCAGATTATCAATTCCAAATGGGTAACTGGGATTACGAAGTCAAATCAGGAGATGTTTTCGATTATGATTTGATAGATGCAAATACTATCAGCAAAAATGAATACCAGGAAATGTTATCTGAAGTAGATGTTCTTCAGCAAGTTATTACTTGGGATATTGCAGCTACTGAAAAAATAACTTCCGATTATACAGCATGGAGTTTTTCAACAGTATTCAAAAACAAAATTGGGGTTATCCATAATCAAGATAGTACTCAAAAGAAACCTGGTCGGTTAGAAGATAAAATGATTAGTGTTATGGATAGGCATTATGAATATGAAAATTGGATTGAAAAACAACCAGGAGCAGCAGGTAAAATTGTAGCGGACTATTGGAAAAAAGAATTTTATGAATATCACCCTACTTTCATTAAGGTACCTAAAAGTAAAATCATAAGAGCTTCTAGAACAGTTAGAGGAATGAATAAAGGGAAGATATTATTTGTAAAAGGTAAATGGTTAAAAAAATTTAAAAAACAAGCTGTGAAATTTCCAACAGAGAAAGTCATAGCCGGAGATGAATCTACTCATGATGACCGAGTAGATAGTGTTACATTATTACATGAAGGATTGTATCCTCAAAAACGAAAAGCAAATTTAAGAAAAAGGCGGTAACAATGGTTAAAATCGTATCAAGTAATCACTTGAAAGAAAGTGTAATCAAAAGCGTACTCAATGAGTATGATATCAAAAGTAAAGAAATGAGTCCTGAAGACTTGAAATATGGAACCGAAGTAATAGAACCAGTATACAATCCATTCCAATTACATAAACTACGTGAGATTTCTGGTTTACATGATATCTGCATCACCACCAAATGTGAAGATGCAATATACAGCGGAAAGAAAATCATATCCAAAGAGGGAATGGAAATACCTGAACAATTACAAGATTTCCTTGACGATTTCCTAACAGATGAAGAATGCGAAAGTTTCCTTGAAGATTTGGAAACATATGCTTATGCAGCTTTAGAAGTGTTACGTGATGGACCATATTTCAAAGGCATCAATCACATACCAAGTTTATATCTTCGTATGTGTAAGGACAAAAAGAGAGCAGTACAAAAGATAAGTACTAAATCTGTATACTTCAAGGTTTATGATCCAAACAACAAATCATCACTAAACGCAATCACTGGACAATGGAATGAAGACATCACACCAGACACAGTTGCGAATGATTTGATATGGTTTAACCTGAAAAGTGATGAATCCAAAGTTTACGGTAAACCAAAGTATCTTTCAGAAATCGATGCAATATTAACTGATAATGCTATTGTTGAATATCAACATGGGCATTTCAAATCAAACGGAATTCCAAATTACATTATTACTGTTACTGGAAACATTGAAGAGGAAGAAGATTACACCATGGATGATTTTGAAGAAGACTTGGAAAATGAATTCAAAGACATTACCAATGAACCAGGAACCGCATTATGTATGGTGATTCCAAGTGAGGAAAACGGTGTAAGCATTAATGTTCATAAGATTGGTGAAGAAAAGAAAGAGGGAAGCTTCCTTGAATTGTCTGAGAGTGTTGCTGATAGAATATTCCGTATCCATCGTGTACCAAGAGAAAGATTAGGTGAGGGTAAGTCAACAGGAATAGCAAGTAACCGTACTGAAATGTTACTCAAAAACTATTCCAAATCAACTGTGGGTACATTACAAAAACGTATGGCAAACTACATTAACAAGACCATTATCAAGTATGAATTTGCCACAATGGACCATAAGATAGAATATTTACCTGTTAACTTTGATGAGGAAGATTTACTACTTGAAAGAGGTATCAAGTTATTGCAGAATGGAGCAATGACTCTTGGTGAGTTCATTAATAGGTTTGGTGAGCAGTTTGAGTTGCATATGGAAGAAGATGATGAGTATTATAATGCAAGGTTCATGAACAATCAAGCTTTGGATACTGTATTGTATGGTAATGACCCTATGAATGTTGATGAGAAACTTACTAAGATGATTGAGGATATGGAAGCGGAACAGTCAATGTATGTTCCTGATGAGTAGAAACATTGTGAGGTATGTATTGATATGTATTCCAAACAACAACAATTAAAATACCTCTACCAAATGCAACGCATAAGACAACTAAACATTCTCAAAGATGACATCCACCTAACATACCAATACCGTAACCGCAACCATGCAAGACACAACATTCATCAATTACAAGATGACATCCAAAACGAAGTAGTGGACAGAGTATTAGATGGAAACTACCCAAACAGGAATGAAATCAAAAGCATTCAAAGAGACAATAACTTCGACAAAAGAGTAGAAGAAGAAATGGAAAAACTACTCGGCAACGAAAGAAAAAGAATCCATCGTGACGAATCAAAATTCATAGACCATGTTGTAGAAACTCATACAGCACAATACACTAACTTCATGAAAAATCGGTTAACCATAGAAGCACAACGAATCATTGACAAAGCAATCATCATAGAAGGTCAAGCTTTAGAGAATGGTGCAACACCTGAACAAGCAAGACAAATGGTTCGTGATTACGCTAAAAACCATGGTAAAGCAAGAACTAAAAACATGATTCAAGATGCAGTTCACAGCCAGGAATGCAACATCAGTTTCATCAAAGCAATCGAAGATGAATTCCGATACAAAGTATGGATGAACGGTAGATCCAAAAGTGGAACAAGAGAATGGCACATCAGCAGTAAGATTGCACCAGTACCAATAGATGAATACTTTGACATTTACGGTCCATACGGTCACAAGCAATCAATGTATCCTGGTGACCTTGGAAGCGGAGCGGAAAATGTTGCTAACTGCCGATGTTGGTTACGATACACTAACCATAGACCATCTGGTTTAGGAAAACAGACAAGATTCTACATTCCTGAATCAAGTTACCTAAACACTGACACCAGGAAAATTAGTGTAAGAATCAAGGAAACATTATCCAATGTTGGTGAAAGAGTATCATCTGCTACAAGTAATGTTAAAACAAAAATCTCTGATGTAGGTAAAGGCATTAGAAACAGATTCAAATTAAGACGATAAAAAATATAGGTCTAATTTTCCACCTTATATGTTGAGGAGGAGGACTTTGGAGTATAAATTATATGGGACACATGATTACTCGGTTTAAAATGAATTTAGATGTATAATATGATTTCCTTTATAAGTTTTTTTTTATACTCAAATACTTTTTTGAAATAGCTGCCAAGTGTTAAAAAATGTGGAATATTTAAATATAGATTAGTGTCTTTCGGATTTTCAATAACGTCAAGTACATAGCTCTTCATTGTTCCCAAAAAGATATGCTCCGAAGCTTTTATCCTCTTCACCTATTTCTGACTTTTATACGAATACCCTAATTTTTTAAATTTAATGTTTATTAATCCCAAATGGGGTGATTAATTTATGATAGTTAAAGGTCCAATACTCATTCCAGATATCCCTGATACCTCTGGAGACGTATTAGATGAAGAAACTATTAGAAAAGCATTTCTCATCATCTCAAGAAATGGTGTGTTAATTGATGTACAGCATTCACTAATGAATGTTGGTAAACTTCTTGAGTTGTACGTAACTGATTCCCCAATCGAATGGATGGGAGCAGTATTGCCAAAAGGAACAATGTTCTGCAGTATTGATGTTAACAATACAGAAGTAGAACAAGCAATCCGCAACGGCAAATACACTGGACTCAGCATT